TTGAGCAATCCCAAACACTTGAGTCTGAACAGCAGTTGAACTACCTGTCTTACAAACATCAGAATTATTGACTACAACTGATGGTGCGTTAGCTGTACTAGGTGTTGAAGTAACTACAGTTGAACTTACTGTATTTGTTTCTGCTTGAATAGAATAACTAAATATTATTAGAATAGAAAAGAATACAAGAAATAGAATATTTTTCATTCTCCACAAATACACTCTTCTTCTTTAAAATTACAATCGCAAGGTTTCACAGTTTATCCATTTCTTGTTTAACTTTTGTCCATGTTATTTCACTATGAGGATTAGTTGTTGTTACGATTGCTGTATCATCAGAATTTTTTCCAGTTATCCAATGCAATTTATTAAACAAAATTTCATTCATTGTAGTGTCTGTATCTTCATAGTCTAAACTCCACTCTGCTGTGCTTTTTAAAGTTTTTACTGCTTTTTCAAATTTATCTAAATTATCAATCATGCACCAATTTCCCATAATAATAAGTTATTTTTATTACCACCCTCATTATACATATTTACAGTTCCACCATCAGAACTTGCCATATATAATTTGTAATCAATTTGATTTGTCAAAGAATAACTTGGTGTATCAAGATATTGAATAGTACAAAATTGATTTACAGTTCCACTACTTGTAAAAACTGTGTTAAAATATGCGTTGTCTCCAACAGCAGAATAACCACCACCATTAACTTGTCTGTATATTCTTATTTTATTTGAGGTGTTGTTATTTGCTGAATTTGTTGGGACAGCAAATTGTATAAGAATTTTTGAAGATGCGGCTGTGGGTACAATGCTATCAACAATATCTGTTTCAACAAAACTTGTACTTGTTGTGGCTTTATTACTTCCAATACCTTGACCATTTTCTACTTTTAAAACTTTTCCACCACCAGCGCCACTTACTGTTCCTGTAAAGGCAAAAGTATCATCTAGCTTTAGTCCTCTCGCTCTTGTTTTAATTAATGCCATAAATTACTCTTTCGGATATTTGTCTTTAATTGGTTTTATATGATCTGTTTTCCATTTAGTTATACCATTATGATAGATATAATCTAGTTGTTCTTCCCAAGATAAATACTCGGCTTTTCTATTTGCGTCTGCTTTTGCATTGTTTTCTAGTTTTGTTGCTTCAGTTTCTAATGCGTTTAATTCTTCATCAGTTGGTTTTGTTTTATCTGTTGCGTTCCATTCTTTAATATAAACAACCCCATCACCATCGTCATATAAAATAACTTCAGATTGAAAATCAGGCGATCTACCTAAATATGCTTTTATTTTATTATATAAATTACTCATGTTATTAACTTAAATCCACCAAATTGACATTCATCTTCACTACCTCCTCTTAAATCTAAATTACCCCCAGAGTTTTGGTAACATTGTACAAGAACAGTATCACTTGTGGATAATGATAGTATTCTTCCACCAAAACCACCACTAGAAGCAGTTTGAAAAAATGCGTTCCAATTAACAGGACTTCCATTTTTCATTAATCTATTAAGTGAATAATCTGAATTTGTGCTACCACTCCAAACTAATGAAGAATATATAAAATAATAACCCGTAGATGGTGCAGTAAAAGTATTAGAAGCAAAAGCACTTCCACTATCATATTGTTCTGTATCAAAAGTAACTGTTGTAAAAGTATCAGTAGATATAGTCTGGTCAGCACTTTTATAAACATGGAAATATGGTGTATTTGACCCACCCTCGCCATCAGCAAAAGATAATTGACCAATACCTGTTGCACCAGAACCACTAACACTTGCTACTTTTAAAAATTTATCAGCAGTTACATTTCCTGTTGGTAAAATTAATTCATAGGATTGACCGGCGCTATGCGGTGGACTAGAAATTTTTACACCATGTGAGTTAGCTGCGCAATTCAAAACTATTGAACCCTCAACTGAACTTCCATCACCTTTAACAGTAAGACCAGCACTAGAACTGTCAGATATTAAATTTAGTTTATTTTTTGTAATTGCACTATCAACAACTGTAGTTGCTGTTCCTACATCATTTACATTACCTAATACTAAAATAAAATCTATGACATCAGAACTTGTTAATGCACTAGCAAAAGTAAGTGTTGAACCTGAAACAGTAAAAGAACTCACAGGTGCTTGTATCGTACCATTGAGAGATACGATCATATGATTAGCTGATTGTGGCTCAAAGTTTACAGAATTTTTTTGCATAGTATAACTAGCAGTAGCACTTGTCGTTATGCTATCAAGTAAGACGAAATCGCCTGATGTTGGGGTTTTACCTATATATGCCATTAACTATTCTCTATGTTATTTTGTTTTTCTGTTATGTAATTATTCCAAGACGCTTTTAACTCGTCTGTCCAATTTTCATTACAAACATTTTGAACATTAATATCTTCATTACTAATATCATCATTTGGAGATAAAATTTTTCTATGTCTTTTTCCATTTTCATCTTCAATAACTGTAACTCTCTTATAAATATCGTTTGGGTCTATGTATGTTGTTATTATTTTTGCCATTTATAATCTTATGTTGTTATGTATGTTCCTTGCATATAAAATCTTGTTCCGCTAAAATCACTTGGAGTTTGTAAACCTCCACTTAATGTGCCATTTGCTCTAAGATACCATTTATTATCATTAGCAACTAATAATGCTTGATAAACAGTTGTATTTCTACCATCAAGAATTGAAATATATTGATCCATAGCACCACTTTGTTCATTTGATGCATTAAAAGGTAATCCACCCCATTGACCTGTATTACCAGATGAAGAGGTATAATCTAATTTCATGTAAACAGTACATATGTTTCCAACTCTTACATATCTACCATGCTGTGTTGTATAACTTGGATTAGCACCACCTGTTGTAACTATTGGTGTCCAACTTCCCTCTTCATAATCATCTAACAAATTAGAAGAAGTTGCAGAATTAACTCCCAAATAAATACCATAAGAAGCATTACTTGGTAAAAGATTACCAGAATTTTCAGACCAATTATCTAATCCACCACCAATATATTGACTTTCAACATATTTAAGATTGCCACTATCACTTGCATCAGAAACCAAAAACTTATCTGTATCTGCTAAAGAAGTAATAGCTGAATGTCCTGTTATAGCAGTATTATCAATATGTTCTTCACTTATGCTGTCATCAGCTATTTTATCAGCATTAATAATATCATTTGTAATATCACTTGCTGTTAAAGGAACTGAAGCTGGTTGTACTCCTATAAATCCCATATTATGTAATCTCTAATATACTTAATGTTGCGTCTAGTTTTGCCGCTACTGAACAATCAATTTGTAAAACATCAGTTGCTTGCATAACTATTTTACCACCTGTCAAAACTTCAAGAGTAGAGTTAGCTGGTATTGTAACTGTTGAAATTAATTTTACGTTTTCATTTGTTTCTGTATCTGAAGTATCAGATTGCATGTTTACTGAAGCTGTTACTGATGCTGTGTGAACATTACACAATAACAAACCAACAATGATTGTTTGAGTAGAACTTGGGCAAGTATAAATAGTAAGAGGTGTCCCAGCACTTGCGGGCATAGCCGCATTTGTTTTTACTTTAAAGGTGTTAGCCATTTATCTCTCCTATCCTAATGCGATTGCTAAAGCCGCCGCTTGAGGGTCAGTTTCAGAAATTGTTCCTGTTACCGACATTGTGCTAGTTATTGCATTACTAGAAATGTTGATCTGAAACAACTCAATATTATCTGAACCATCATTTATTTTTACTTTAAGAACTCCACTTGTTCCATTATCCACCCACATAGTCCCTGTAGTAACTGATGATGGTGCTGAACTTCCTATGTGCATAGAGTTCATAGCACCAAGAATATTGTTTAATTCGGTTCTAAAAGCCGAAAATCCTTGATTTGCTAGACTTACATCAGATACTTGACTCATTAATTATCTCTTAAATTATTATGAAGAACTTTGCAACCCATAACCTTTTGCTATGTAATCAAAAGTTCTATCTACTGCTGACCCACTTGAATTGACAAAAGCTATTGTAAAACCACTTACTGTTTTAGAACTAATTGTAAAAACATCTCCTGTAGCCATATTTTGAGCCGCAATACCTATAGATGGAACTGCAAAAAATGGATTAGTGTATGTTATAGTTTTAGAACCTGAGCTTGTTGCTAAATTACTTTCAGCAAAAATTCTTTCTTCCATGTTCAATTTAATAGCAATATTTTTTACATTACTTGATGTTTGATTATCATCATTTGTTAATTTTAATCTAAACTTTGCAAACTTGAACTTAAATGTAGCTGATTGAGTTATATCAACAAAATTAGTACAATCTGCAAGTGAAGTAGTTGATGTTGCTATTTGAACTCTATGAAACGCGTGTATTTGCTCAGTTCCATCAAAAGGTGCTTTAGCTTCATCAAATAACAATGCACCTCGTCCACTATCAAACTTATCATAAGGATTTTCTGCATCTAAAGTTATTGTAGGCTCAATATTGCCATCATAAATTTGTGCAAGTGATAATGAATTACCAAAATTATAAAAACCTTTTGCATCTCTATTAGTATTAAAAAAGGTTGGATTTGATGTTGTATCAGTTCCACCCAAATCAAAGTCTCCTGATGGACTATCAAAATTTCCTGTCGTATCATCAAAATTTGTTTGGGTATCTAAAGTTAAAACAACATCTCCACTATCATCAATTTTTACAGCTAAAGGAAAAGTTGCGTCCATTTGATCTGCCGCATCTACTATATCTGGTGTCTCAGTAAAACTTGATACAAGTTGATAAGCCTGAATACCTGATATGTTTGTTGATACAATACTAGCCTCTGCTGAAGTATTACTATTCTTATCTACTGCTTTTATTAAATAACTACCTGTTCTAGCTGGAACTATTGCACTATCGCATTTTCTTCTTGGACATCTAACTAAGTTTGAAGAGTTAAGCCAATTAGCACCTGATAAAGTATTTTGGTATCTAATCTCATAAAAAGAAATATCTAAATCGCTTTCTTGACTTGGTGGTGTCCAAGTTAATTTCATATGATCTTGTCCATGCATTTCAACAGCAAAATCTTCAACATTACTTGGTGCTTCAACTCCACCAACAATAACTCTAGTTGTTGATACAAAAGTTGATTTAGAACCTATAGTGTTTACTGCTCTTACTCTTACTTGATACTCAGCCGCATCTATAACGTTTAGATGTTGATATTCTAATATCTTACCAACTGCTATCTCTCTAAATGAGTCTGTAACTGTGTTTCCATTTTGATCTTTTGTTTGTTTTATTTGTACTTCATAGTTATCAACAAAGTTATCAGGGGAAGCACCAACTGTTATAATTAATCTAGTGATAACAATACCATCAGCATATTCTATGAGTTCATCAGATAAGGTTACACTAGCTGGTGGCTGAACACTAAAAGGATTTGGAAGTGTTGTATCAGGTATAGTTGCCACTTCTTGTTGCGTTCCAAAAGTATAGTAAGAGTCTTGATGTTCTGTAAGTTGTAAAGCAACTGAACAATCAGGATTAATTGTTGTTGATAAAATCCTAAAAGGTTTTGCACTAAAAGATGGTGTAGCATGAGTTATATTCACAATATCCCCAACTACTAACTCCATAGCATTTGCATCAGCAGTAAGTGAAACATCTAAACTTGACCTTGATCTTCTTAAAATTATCTCAGCCATTTCTTGAGCTTGATAAGGATTTGCAATACTTGGCATATCAAATCTACCCTCTAATACAATACCACCATCAGCAGTTTTCATTGTTGCGTGTTGATCTGCTGAAGCTAAACC